GGCTATATTGTGCGCCGTGCCGCTGATGTTGAACATGGTTGCATTGGTGAAGCCGGGGTAAATGGCCGCGTAAGTCACATAGCCAAACCCGTTGATTCCGTAGCCATCCGGCCCAAGGGAGCCGCCACCGTCCGCCGAGATGTAAGTGAACCCGCCGACGAGAGAATTGTTACCGGGTTGGATGAGCGGGCCAAGCGTCACGACTTGAATCGGCACAGTTCCGTCGTGGCAATTTGTCTCTACCAGAAACGTCACACCTTCACCCTCACCAATCAACGAAACTCCGTTGTGGGTTCGGCCTGCCCGCCAGAGTTGGACGGCGACGATCCAGTTCGTGCCGGGAGCAACACGGATTAAATCACCGCCAACAGCCGCCGACAAAGCGCCGGTCGGATAATACGCAAAGGGTGTGTCAGAATCGTCGGTAAAGGATTGCCACCAGCCGATGGATTGAAACGGTTTGGCGGCGTTGCCGCGCTGGCCGGTCACATCGCTGCCATTCACGGGGTCAACCCACAAAGTTTTATTGAATGGGAAATTGACAAGATTCGTCGCCGTGGTTGCGGTGGTGGCGGTGGCAGCATTGGTGGCTTGGGACGCATAGGCCGAATGGGACGCATTCGGCCAGACGTATGAATTGGTGCCGGGACCGAGGCCGTTGAGGTTGGTTAGGGCGTTAGCCAGGCGCGCCGCATCGGCCGCGGACAACGCGTTGGTGTTGGGGGCGCTGCTACCGGCGCCGAGCGGGTCCCAGCGGAGATCGCCTTCGGCAAACGTCGGGTAGTTGGTGTAAAGATTCGCCGGGTAATAAGACAACAGGCCATTGGTGATGAGGGTGAGCACGTTCACCACCGCGTTGGTGGCCGGCAGGGAAAATTGGTAGGACAACGAGAGTTCGGGCAGGGTGAGCACGTAGTCGTTCGGCTGGAGTTGGATGATGGGATTGGTCCCGCCGGACGGCACGAACGAAATTGTCTGGCCGGCGTAAAGGTTGGTGTAGTCGGTCAGGCTCGTGTTTACGGCGGTGACGGTGATGGTCTGGAGGTATTGGCCGCCGCCGAAAAAGGAGCGGACCGGGAACATAACCGGCGTTCCAAAAGCAGCGATCAGAAAGCTGAAACTAAAAATTAAAAGGAGTTTTTTCATAAGTTCTGGGGTGGGGCGGCGCTGAAGGTGCCGCCGGTGATGGTGTAGGAAAAAATCAGGAGCGCGCCGCGCTTTTCCAGCAGCTCGACGCGCGGGATGCCGCAGTTCAGGAGGTAGATTTTCTTGTTGGGGGAGCTGAAGACGAGGTTGGCGAGGACGGGCACCGCGGCGACGTGGGTGCGGATGAAATCCAATGCCTGATCCAGCGCCGTCGCCGCCGTCCCAAAGGAGCGGCCGGCGGCGAGGTGAAAACTTTCCGTGCGCGTCAAGCGGTCAAACAGAATCGGCACGGCCCCGCGAAAGGGCGTGAAGACCTGGACCTGCCGGTCCTCGCCGAACTTGAAGCCGTTCACCCATATTTGTTGAGCGATGGCCCCGAGGGCCAGCGGCTGCTGGCCGCTGACGGCGGCGTTGTAGGCGAGAACGTCCATTGGCGAATGACGAATGACGAATGCCGAAATCCGAATGAATTCCGAAATCCGAAATCCGAAATCACTTCGGCACTTCCGCCGGTTTCGCCGGTGCCGCGGCCAAAGCCTGGACGTGGTCCTTGAGACAGCGGATGGCGGTGCGGAGCGCGCCGGTGCCGGTCACCAGATGCGTGCCCTGGGCCAGGGCCGGCTCGTAACGTTTGATGATGGCCTCGATGGCGGCGATGTCGGCCTTGAGGTTCTCCAGGGTGAGGATTGGTTGAGTGTTCATAGTTGAGTGTTGGTTGCTTTGTTCGGTGTCCACGATTCAATGTTTTTTGATTACGGCACGTAGGCGACATTGGTGTTCGCGCCGATGCTGAGGCCCATGACGGTGACGAGCGGGATGGGCAGGTTGTAAATGCCGGCGAAGTTGGTCGTCAGAGTGCCGTTGTTGGTGCCGCCGGGCAGCGCGAACGAATTGGTGAACGAGGCGACGACATAGACGTTGGTTGTTCCCGGCATGAGAGGATAATTAGCGGGGATTTGAAAACCGTAGTAGCCGATGGCGGTTTCGTTGGTGGACGTGATCTGCGAGAGCAGCAGGGTTTTGGCCGGGATGTTGAGATAGGCGGTGTTGGTGACCACCGTGCCGGGAACACTTTGCATGAGGCCGTTGGTGTTGCCGGTGACGGTGATGCCGCCGCCGAAGGTTTGGGCGTGACAGTCCAGAGTCCAGAGTCCACAGGCCACAGTCAGGATCAGCGCGGCCAGATGTTTTGTTTTTGTTTTCATGTTTATTTTTGCTTGTTGATGGTTGTGTTTTTGGGGAAGCGGCGCGCACGGAGTGCGCGCCCTACCTTGAATTGTTTATGCGATGGCGGCGCGGGCGGTGGGCAGGCCGGCGGCAAAGGGCACGGTGCTGCGCCAGGTCCAGTCGCCGATGCGATTATTTTTCCGCGCCCAGGCGACGGCGTCATGGTCGCCCAGGAACGCCGCGAACAATGTGATGGCCAGGCCGGAGGCGGTGAGCACCAGATTGTCGGTGTTGGCGGTGCTTTGGAGGGCGCCGAGCGCGCCGCCCATGCCGCAATTGGCGAGGATCTGGGCGAGCGTCGGCCCGATGGGCGTCATCTTGGCCTCGCCTTCAAAGCCGTCCACGATCATATCCAGCGTGCCGTAGCCGTTCACGTAACACGGTTCCGGGTCGAGGGCGTATTTGCCGGCGAGAGCAACGCCCTTGCGCGGGACGAAACTGGTGAAGCCGGGGCGCGTGCCCCAGGCGGCGGTGATGATGGGCGCCCGGAACGCGGATTTGTTGAACGCCGGCGGCGCATAAGCGTTGCCTTCCGACTCAACAAAGTAGGGCGCGCCGGTGGCGGCATTGGGGGCGTCGGTGGGCGTGGAACCGGAGGCGAGCAGGCCGATTAGTTTGATATCGGCGGACCAGAGTTCCTTCTCGACGCTCAAGTCGAGGTTGGTGAACTCGGTGAACATGGTGCGCGCGACGAGCAGGCGCGAGCCGTCCTGGCCGTTGATCGTGGCCAGTTTGTCGGCGATGCCAAACAGGGTTGAGCCGATGACGGGCGTGAGCATGGTGGCGGGGAAAAGTTCGCCAAGGTTTTCGTAGCCGCTCCAGAGCTTGCCGGTGATTTCGACGGAGCGGTCCGTTTGCGTGGAGTCGAAGCGGCCGAATTCCTCGGCGGAGACTTCGCGCCATTTGCGCATGAATTTTACTTTGAGGCCGCCTTCGTTGAAACGGTAATTGGCGCCGTTGCGGCTGAGGTAGCCGGGACCGATTATGATGTTGGATGAGTTCATTGATGGTTGAGTGTTGAGTGTTGAGAGTTGAGGGTCATGGGACCAGGGTTTGCCAGACGTCGCTGCCGATGTAGTTAGCCAGGTAAGCTGCAGCGAGCAGTTCTTGTCCGGTCGAGACGGCGACCGGCGCGGTGTAAAGGTGTGCGGCGGAATTTCCGGGACCGGGGAAAGAGCCGTCGAGGGTATAGTAGATCGCCGCGCCGGGCGTAATGCAGGAGAGGGTGGCGTGGCCGGCGGCGATGACGGCCGTGGGCGCGGACACTTTGTCCGGCTGGTCGGCGGCGAAGCGGACTTCGAGGACCAGCCGGTAGCCGTAAGCTCCCTTGCGGTCTTCGATGGGATCGAACCCGACGACGAACCAATTACCGCTGCCTAAAGACTGGTTTAAGAATTGATTAAGGAGCAGCCAAACGATGACGACAATCTCCTCGGCGGTGATCTGCGCGCCGTTGGATAGGACCAGGCTGATGTCATCGGCGACGAGAATGTCAATGGGCAGTTTGATGCTCATTTGGGCGCCCGGCACGTCGGCGTCGGTCGGATCGGCGAGGGGCAGGTTGATGAGGATGCCGGCGCCGACTTTGCCGTTGCGGCCGGCCAGGTGCGGGACGGCGCGCTGCTCGGGTTTGAGCAGGACCTGGTTGCGCATGGAGGCGATGGAGACAGCGTTGAGCAACGGCTCGCTCAACAGTTTAGCGAGCGTGTGGTCCTGGAAGCGGCGGATGAACTTGGTGTCGCTCATCAGTTCCTGCCCTCCCAATAGTTGATGATGGCGCCGCTGACGCCTTCGCCATATTCCGGCGCGCGGTCGGCGAGGCCGTGGGCGAAGGGTGCTCGGGCGGGCATGTGCATCTGGCGGGTGTAGGCGCGGACGTTGATATCGCCGGTGTGGACGTGCTCCAAGTGCCGCGTTTTGCCGCCGATCAGAAATTTGCCGGACGTGAAACGGCGGCGGACGTGGGCGGCGACCTCCTCGGGACCGTCGTAACCGAGTTCGTGAATCAGGGCATAACTGACATTGGAGCCGATGGAGGATTCGACACGGTTGGCGGTGATGATGGCGGGGGATTTGCGGACGGAAGTCATCAGCCGATAAGTGCGCGGACTCAACGAGGAATCGGTGGTTGGCCCGGCCAGATGCGCGGTGCGGATTTGTTTGATGACCTGGTCGTTCTGAAATTCCATTTCACGGGCGATGGCGCGGCCCAGCCCGGCGTCGTCCTTGAGGCGCGGGATGCACTTCAACGCGTCGCCGGAAATCTCGATGTCGTATGGCTGGCTCATGGGAAGGCAGCGCCGAACACGCTAAAGCGTGGACACCGAACGCGCGATGTAGTGGCTGGTTTCATGTGAGCTGCCCGCCTTCGCCCGGCTTCGGCGAGGCAATTGAAAAGTGAAGTTGATTATTCATGTCAATTGATAGCGTTTGTAGGGCTGCAACATTTTTTGGACGATGGGCGCGAGGTCGAGGTCGTTGATCTCGTAAAGCGGGCCGCGGCCTTTGGCTTCGCCCTGGGTGATGCCGGCGCCGAGTTTGTCGCGCATCTTCCAGGTGATTTCGCATTGGAGCAGCCAGGCGCTCAAAAGGTCGGGCGGCAGATTGAACGACGCGGGTGGAAGGCCGGCGGCGTTATTGGTGATGTCGGCGGGGACGGCGGTGGGATAAGCCGGATCGTTCGGCTCAAGCTGTTCCCAAAAGTAGCCGCCGTTGTAGGTGATGCGCACCTGGATGGGCGCGCGGCCGAGGGTGTAGCCGAAATGGATGAGGCCCTTGGATTCATCGGCGGCCAGCGGCTGGTTGGCGATGCTGGTCCAGTTGTCGGCGCGGAAATACCGGAGTTCGACGTTGGAGAAAACCGAAACGGGCGAGCGGCGGACGAACCAGAATTCGCGGTTGCCGGAGGCAACCTCCTGCGCGCCGGCAACGTAACCGAAATCGCGATTGCAATAAGTGCTGAACAGGCCGGCGATGCCCTGGCCGATGACGGCGATCTGCGCGTCGAAATCTATGGCGGCGCGCAGGGCGGGCGCGAGCAGCGCGGCTTTGAGCGTGGTCAGGTTGGAAAAGCCGGCGTTCATCTGTAAAGTTTTAATTTATAAACATCGCCGTTGGCGGAGTTGGACACGGTGCACCAGGCGGCATTGTTTGTGTCAACGCGGTTGGTGCCGAGATTCGGGCCGGCGTTGGTGGCGGCGATGATGAAATAACCGACAATGGTTGGGGCCGATAGTGCGCCATTGGTGGCGAGGGCATTGACGCTGGCGGTGGCACGGGCGGCGGCGGCGATGACGGCGGCATTGCTTGAGGTGGTGATGTTATTGGTGAGGTTGAGCAGTGAAGCGTCGATGTTGGTGAGTGTGGCGCTGGCCGGCTGCACAATGGCCTTGGCGGCGACCAGCTCGGGCCAGCCGATGGCGCCGATGGCGAAGCGGGCGGAGACATCGTTGGTGGCGCTAAAAAGATTGGTGTGAACGCTGTAAATATCGTCGCCGAGATAAGGAGTGGCGGGATACAGGTTGAGGGACGGGGCGTCGCCGGGGACGGCAAAGGCGATGGGCGCAAGCAGAGAGCAGAGAGCAGAGAGCAGAAATAGTTTTTTCATAGGTCGAAGGGGACGAATGGGTTTGGTGGAAGCCGCCAAAGGAGCCGGAGGCGGGGGACACAGACCGGAGGTCTGTGCCACGGGGGCGCGAGTCATAACTTCGCGCGACTTGAGCATCCGGTCCTTTGGCGGTTGAGTGAGCATGAATTAATCCGGCGTTACGGGCCGCGGGTGCGGGTCTTGGTGGTGACCTCGAAATAGATGTTGGTCAACGCATAAAAAACCGAATTGTTGGATATGCAATTGAGGCGGCCGTAGCCGCCGGAACATCCGGTTACATCGAGGTTGGTAGTGGTCTGGCCGGTGCCAATGGGCAGCAGCGGCAGGACCCATTTATTCGTCTGCCAGTTGCTGCCGTCGGATGAATAATCAACGAACGCATATTCGGTCAGGTTGGAACTGACCTGCGACGCGCAGGCAAACGTGAGGGTGAAGTCCTCAAAGTTCACGATGCTGAACAATCCCGGCACGTTGGTGACGTAGGTGTTGTTCGTGTTGAAAACCACCGAAGACACGCCGTTCGAGACGGTCCACGTGGGGTAGGCCGTCTGGTTGGTCGTGATCGTCGGATAGAAGTAGTTCGTCACGCCGGCGGGGCCGATGGCGTTGGTGCCGCCGTTAAGGCCGGCGACAGCCATGACGTGATAATCGCCGGCCGAGCCGATGAGGTCGGTGGTGGTCGCGTAAACATTCAGGCCGAGCAACAGCAGCAGGAGCGCGGCGGCCTTGGTGACGGGTTCGAGGAAGCGCGCCAGGGCGGCGAACTGCCAGGGGAACACCTTGCTGGTGGCGTCGGGCGCAATGGCCGAGTCGTCCACGGTGACCACATGTCCGGATACATTTTTCACTTCGATCAGGGCCGGCTCTTTCCAGCCTTGCGAGTAGGTGATGAGTTCGAGGAGGGCTTTCGCATTGGCGTAAAGTTTGTCGCCGGTTTTGACGGCGCGCAGCTCGATGGCGAGCTTTTGTCTTTCCTCCAGGGGGAGGGCTTTGATTTCGTGTTCAGTTTTCATTTTTTATATTCGTTGAATGTTTTTGGTTTAAGGCGCGGCGCGCAGGGGACTGCGCGCCCTACCTTGAATGGTTATTACTGCGCCGCCGTGGTGAGGACGGCGAACGGTTTGAGCGTGGTGCTCGCGGCAACGGTTTTCATTTTCGCGCCGGCGCGGACCAGCGCGCGGAAGGCACGCAGGTTTTGCGGGAAGCCGATGTCGTCGCTGGTGGCCAGTTCGAGGTCGGCCCGGATCAGGACGCTCATGCCTTGCGGATCGCCGAACACAAAGGGCGTGGTGCTCGGGCCATCCGTGCTGGGAGCGATGGCGGTGGGATGGACGGGGCAGCCGAGGATGCTGCCGATGGCGCCGGGATTGGGCACTTCCTGCCAGGTCTGGAATATTGGCCGGCCGTTGTTGTCGCGAATGAGCGCGGCGCGGGCGATGTTGAAGGAATGCGCCCACCATTTGGGTTTGCGGTTCAATACCTCGGGCGAGACGGTGAGCTGCGTGTTGACGAAGTCGTCGAGCTTGAGCTGGGCGGTGGTGACGCGGCCGGCGCCGGCGACGAGCGCGAGGTTCGTGTTCGCGAGCGCGGCGTTGAAGATGCCGATGTAGCCGGCGTTGGTGGTGTCCTGGGCGCCGGTGCCGATGAACGCGGCGGTGTCGAGACCCCAATTGGCGGACTCGATCATTTGATGGAGGACCCAGGGCGCGAGGTCCACGGTGGAGTCCGCGAGCAGTTCGCGCGCGATATACATGAGCACGGCGCAGGTATTGATGATGTTGAGCACCTGGCTGCCGCCGAAGGCGCCGGCGGTGATGGCCGTGGATTCGGCCAAGGTGGATTGCGAGCCGATCCAGTAGAACTGCGGCCGGCTGGTGGCGATGGGAAGGACGTTCGTGCGGGCGCCAACGCGTCCAACGCCGAGCGTGGCGTAATCGCCATACTCCAACAGGAGATCATAAATCTCGTTGAAGGTATCCGTGGGCACGGTGGCCTGGCCGAGACCGGCGTCAACGCCGGTGAGGATCTTCGCCTTGACGTTCATCTCCTCGACCGCTTTGACGAAGGCCGGGTCGGGCGTGGGTGCGTCCTTGAATTTGGCCGCGAGCACACAACGCGCCATTGCGTTGAGGTTGAACCGGAGTTCTTCATTGCTCAAGGCGCGCTCAACGGGCGAGCGGAAGCTGGAGCGGGTGTTCAGCATCAACTGGCGTTGGACTTTCTCCAAGCGATTCATCATATCCTCAAACGTGGTGTTCGTGGTGTTTTTTATTTTGGTCAATTCCTCCAGCGCGGCTTTTACTTCCTTGTCGGACCGGCCGAGGTCATCGAGGATTTTTTGCTGAGCGGACTTGAAGGTGCCCTGCTCCTCGATGAGCGAGTTGACGCCGCCGAAGAGCGTGGCCTGGAATTCCTCGTCCGTCAGCGCCTTGCCCTTGGGGATGACGAGGGGTGTGATGGCCATCGAACACAGACCGGAGGTCTGTGCCACGCCTGACGGGGCCAGCATGATGAAGGTGAAGGCGACGATGAACAATAGAACGGGGAGCGCGGCCAGCGCGAGAGCCGGCAGCGCGAACAGTTTCAGATATTTGTGTTTGTGCATACGGTTACAGTTTTTTGATTTTGGTTTTGAACTCCATCAGAGTTGCCGTGCGCACCCGCTGGCGGGCCTTCTCGACGGCAGCGGGACCATCGGTCGAGTCGGCGATTTGGCGTCTGGCAGTCTCGGTGGAAAGTAATTCAAGGTCGGCATCGGTGATGGCGCCGGCCTTGTAGGCTTTGGCCACGGCGTTGGGGTTGGCGCCGATGACACAAGCGGAAAGTTCGATTTGTTCCTGCTCAATGTAGATGATATTGGGCATCACGTCGCGCGCGAGTTTCAGATCGGCGCGCTGCGCGTCGTAAAGTTTCGAGTTGGAATCCCAGCGGGTGGCGGCCACGAGCGGGATGCAGCCGACGCTGACGGCGGGCAGGAAATTCCCGACGGTCATCTTCCAGCAAAACTCGGCGAGCGGATTTTCCGCGAAGGCATATTTGACGGTGTTCATGAGCTTGCCGGCGACGACGCCAAAATCAATGACCTGGCCGAGCACGTTGCGGATGTCCTCGTAGTCGTGCGAGTTGACGAACGGGAAATTCTTTTTGGCCAGGTTGAAGCGCCAGCCGGCGGAGCGGATGACCTCGTTGGTGAGGTCAATGGTCTCGTCGCTGGCGGTGAACTCGGCGATGTAATTTTTTTCGTCCACGATGCGGACGACGGGATGGATGGTGCGGCGGATGGGGTTCATGATATTTTTGGTTTAAGGCCGAGCTGGCGTTGGAGTTTGAGCGGACGCGAATCGCGCCAGCGGAATCCCATGCGGGCGCGCGCGAGGCGCGCGAGGATCTTCTGCCGGCGCTGGTTGCGGAAAATAAATTTGACGGCGCGCCAGAGGACCAGCGGCCGCCAGAAATTCCTGAGGCTCATCGAGACGGCCACGGTGTCCGCCAGGCGGGCCTTGACCAGCTCGCGGCGGACGGCGGCCAGCGAGCCGGAATGACGAATGACGAATGACGAATGACGAATCATATTGGTTTCCGGGTGGTCACAATTGGGATGCGGCTGTTGATGGCGGCGGCGGTTTCCTCGTTCGCGCCGCGGCGGTCCACGCGGTAGGTCAGGCCGCCGCCGCGGACTTCGATCTTGCGGCCGAAGCCGAGCCAGCCGGTCCGGCGGACCTGAATGCCCGGGCGCAAAGCCCGGATGAAAGATTTGCTCATTGGTTTTCCTCCGTTGGTTTTTTCGCGGCAAGCTGGATGCAGTGGCAGTTGATGATGTTGTCGGCCGAACCATTCGGATCGCAGGGGAACATCAGCTCCTCGCCGTCCACGATGAACGGCTCGTCCACGGGGATCGGCTCGTCCGTGTATTGTTCCTCGGCGTCGCGATGTTCCTGCCGGCCGGGCGGACATTCCTGATGGGAACTGAGCCAGCTCTTGTATTCGATGCCGGCGTCAACCATCGCCTGGTGGCGCGCGTCGCCGTAGGCGGCGCCGATCTCGGTCATGGCGATGCGCTTGGCTTCGTATTTTTGGAGATCGTTGAAGACGCCCTTGACGCGGTCGGCGAGCTGGCTGGTGGTCTCGCCGGCTTCCATGCCGGCTTTGACGGCCGTGTCGAGCTGGTTGTAGGCGGTCTCGCCGGTTTTTTTGATCCAGTATTCGCGGGTGCCGACAAAATCCATCGCTTTCTTCGGCGGATATTTCCACGGATCGTCGGGCTGGCCGATCTCGTCGAAGAATTCATCGCCGGCCTGCTGCAGCACGGCGACGAGGGGCGTCTTGAGGGCGCCGAACAGATCGTGGCCGAACATCGCGGGGTCAAAGATTACGTCGATCAGGGATTTAAGTTTGAGCGGACTCATCCCGCATTGCGGGACTGCTACGGATTTATGGGCGGCTTCGAGTTTGCGGAGGGCGATGACGCGGTAGTCGTTGAAAATCTTCGAGGCTTTGGATTGGATCGGTTTGACGGCGGCGGCGCGCAGGCGGCGATGAGCCTCGCGGAGTTTTTCATTTTTTGTTGAACGAGACACAGACCGGAGGTCTGTGCCACGGACCAGGCGCAGCATGGCTTTGACCGGCTCAGTCGTGGTTTCGTTTGGTGTCCCGCCTTTAGGCGGTCCGCCTTCGGCAAAATCCTGTTCCGTAGGCGGCGTCACTTCCTGGGCGGCCTCGTTGGCGGCGGCGCTCACCGGCGTGATGTTGATGGGGATGTAGCCTTGGGCCCATTCGTCGAATTCCGGCAGGCCCAGATTCAGATATTCGCTGATTTGTTTCATCGGCACGCCTTTGGCGAACAGGCTATCGGCGTCTTTCATCCGCTCGCTGCGGACCTGCTGCATGACGTAGTGATCGTCCCAGTCGAGCGCCACCTCGACTTTCTGGCCGGTGAGGCGTTCGATGAGGGTTTCCAGCGCGGCGCAAAATTTGTTGCCCTCCGGGATGCAGGTGTTGAAAACGAGCGCGAACCAGTCGCTGGCCTGCCCGATGGAATAGCTGGCGCGCACGTCGGCGAGACTCGGCGGCACGCCGAAGGCCATGAAGATTTCGTGACGGTCCTCCAACATGCCGGCAATGAACGCGGCGTCCACGGACAGAATCTTCGGGTCGTGCACGTCCACTTCGCCGGGCAGGAAGAGGGCCTTGGAGTTGCCGCGCATCCGGGCGGCGCGACGCTCGGCGATGGAGAGTTTGATCTGCTCGATCTGCGTATCGGTGGGCGTGCCGTTTTTGGCGGAGATGATCGGCGCGGTGTCGTTGTCGGCGGTGAGATTGCGTTTAAACTTGGAGCCGAGATGATGACTCTCGGCGGCGAGGTGCGCGCTGGGATAATCGCCGAGGCCGCGATGCGGGTCGTAGGGATTCCAACCAAAGAGGCGGACGACCTGTTCGGGTTCGAGTTCCCAGACTTTGCCGGAGGCGTCGGTGAAATTCCAGGCGATGATCTTGCCGGCCTCGACGGTGGGCCGCATCCGGTCCGGCCGGGCGACGATGATGGGCGCAAACGGATTGGTCTTCACTTCCGGGAACGGCACGCGCTGGCCTTCGTCGGCGAGCACCCAGAAACATTCCCGGAGTTTCATCCAGCCGATGCTGGCTTCGACAAAATCTTCGTAGGTGAGTCCGGCCATCGGCTGTTTGAGAAACTCGCGGATTTGTGGCAACTCGATCTCGGCGGTGGCATCGCGCCGGACAATGCCGCGGGCGGTGAACAGGCGCGGGCCTTTGCCTTTGTGCCGGCGCAGGGCCGTGCCGGTGGTCGGGCGGGAAAAGACCAGGTCAAGGGAGCTGATGGGACCGGAGACGAATTTGATGGCACGGCGGACCCAGGCGGAGGCGGCGTAAGGTTCCGTGAGATGATCGCCGGGGGTGCCGTCAATGCCGCGCGCGAACCAGAAGGCGGGGATGCCCTGGCTGAAATTGCCGTAACCGATGGCGGCGTCGGCGGCGTCTTTGGTGAGGAAGGCGACCTTGTGCCAGTCGAGCATCGCCCGTTGGGTGCGGACGAAGGTTTCGGCGCGGATGGCAAAATCCGGGTTCATGCCTTTGTGACCTCCTGCCAGACCACCGTTAAGACTGTCTTAATGAGTCGCCGGCGGCGTCGGAATGGGCGTCCGCACCATTCGGTGGCGGAAAGGCGTTTTTGAAAGGATTGGGTCAAATTAAGATTGCCCCCCTTCCGCCGCCCCAAAGTCCGGAAGTTTTGCCGGCGTGAATGGCGAGGGCCTTGGCCCAAAAACGGTCGCAGTGGCTGTCCGCGGCTTCGCCGACGAAACGGATGTTGCCGGATGTGGTGGTTTCTTTTTTTATGCCGCGCAGGTCGGCGCGCAGCGCGTCGGATTTTGCGTAACGCAGGGTGCGGTCTTCGTGGGCGGAGCGGAGGGGGAAGGCGAGGTCTTCCTTGACCGTGCCGCTGAAGCGGACCGCCTCGGCGCGATAACCGTATTTGGCGACGGCCCGCTCGGCGAGCTGCATCCCCAAACCGGTGGAGTCAATGCACACCCGGCGGACGGCGGGGAGTTTCATGAGGTTGTCGAGATGGAATTCCTGCTCGGCGAAAGTTTTGCCGCGGAGTTCGAGCCGGAGGCGCTCCCAAAAAACGTCGCCGACTTTTTCCTCGACATCAATGACGCTGAGGTGCGTGGTGCGGGCGACATCGAAGCCGATGTAAAGCGGGTTGGCGCAATTCAAAAGATACTCGATATTTTTCGGCGCGGAGTCGTCCTCGCAGGCGGTGATCATCTCATAGGAGATGAAGGCCGTGGATTCGTCGGCGGGAATGCAGCAATATTCCTGGAGCCATTGTTCCTCATCAACGCACTCGCGGCGCATCCGCGCCAGCCATTCTTCACGGGTCTCAGTGCCGCCGGTGGCGGCATTTATTTTCTCGACGATGCCGTCCGCAACGGCGCGCTGGATCGGGATGGTGTGCAGTGACCAGCCCATCGGATTGCCGTGTTCCTTGATGTCAACGATGAACTGGTTGAACTGGGTGGCGATGCCGCGATGGGTGGAGATGATGGAGAGTGTGCCGCCCCATTGCGTGACCTGCTTCGCGTAAGCATATAGGTCGCGCTGCAGTTTTTGGATGGCGTATTCGTCCAGTTTGACGTGGCCGGTTTTGCCGACGATGGCGTCCGGGTTGGAGGAGAGCGCGTAAATGCTGGCACCCGAGGCAAAGGTGAGCACCTGAATTTTGACGGCCTTGCCGCCGCTGTCGGTGAAAAGTTGTTCGCCGAAATCCGCGATGACGTATTTAAGGGCGGTGGCCCAGCGTTTGCAGTAAAGGATGTATTGCTTGGCCTGCACTTCGTCGCGGGACATGACCCAGACATCGCGGCCATTTCTGAGCGCGGCTTTTTTTACGGAATCGTAGGAGTCGGCGTAGGAGAGGCCGATCTGGCGGCCTTTCTCGCAAATCTTGAGCCGCGACTGGTCGTTAATCCAATCGGCCTGATAGGGCAGAAAATAGGCGTCGGCTTTTTTCACGGCATCAAATGCAGTTCGTCCTCGACCTTCTTCCAGGTTTCGGGAGTGATGCCGCCCTTGGACGATTTGGCCTGGTTCAATATTTCCTGGGCGCGGTCGTAGGCCGCCGCCTTCTGTTCCAACAATTTCACCCGGCGCTCCTGGAGGCCGAGTTTGCGGTCCTCCAGCTTGGCTTTGGTGACGCCGCTCAAATAGTTGAGCACGGTCTGTTGCATGACGGTCGCCAGCGAGAGCAGCCTGGGATCGGCCCGGCCCTGGATTTGCAGACTGAGGATGAGCGTCTTGGTGACCTGGATGAGCCGCTCGATTTCCGGCGCGGGATTTTTGGCGAAGGCTTTGTCCAGTTCCTTGTTCATGCGGCCCGCCGTGGCGATGTCCGACAGGATCGCGGCCTGGGCTTTCTGCGATTGGCGCTGTTCCCACCAGTCCCCCAAACGCGAGGTGGATACCGAGCAGCCATCCAAACGCAACTGCTCCTGCGCCTGCGCCAAAGTAAAACCGTCGCCGCCCTTGGCTTTGGGCGTGAACCATTGGTCCAATCGTTCGGCGAAGGGATCGAGCTTGGAATTTTTTTGTTTGCTCATTCATCAACGGAGTTGTTGGGCGCGGATTTTGCCTTTGGGCGTGAGCGCCCACATGAGGCCGAACACGTCGTCGTTGGTCCCGGCAATGAAATTGAAGTCCTCGGCGTCCTTGATGAAGTTGCCCAGGTCGCCGCCGCTGAAGGCGACATGCGGGAACGCGCCCACGATGGCCGCGCGCACGGTGCTGTCCGGCATGGGATTGTCGCGGGCGGCGAGCAGCAGGCGCAGGATGAACTGCCGGATTTGTTTTTCGAGATCGGTCATATGGCTCCGGTGTTTTTAAGGGTGGCGATGACGCGGTCGGGCAAATTGCTGATGCTGGCTTCCACCTGGTCGAAGCGGTTCGAGAGCATGTCCACGGAGGCTTTGACGGCGGCAACGTCCTGGGCGGCGGTGTTGACTTTTTTGTGGAGATCATTCACGTCCACGCGGCGGCTTTCCCGATATTCGTCGAGTTGTTTCTGAAAATTCTTGAGTTGGGTGACATTGGCCGCGGTGATGGCTTCGCAATGCTCGCGCGACACCGGGTCGGCCACGAGGCGCACGTCGGCTTGCTGCCGGGCGGCCATGCGGCGGGCGATGACGAGCTGGGCGAAGTTGCCCATGACGCCCGAGAGGGCGACGACGGCGATCCAGATGGTGTTGGCAGTGGGCGTTGAGTCAGCGAGCAGCATTTTGATCGTTGGGGGTTATAGTATTTGGATTCGAGATTGGTAAGCGGCGATGAGATGGTCGGCGATGAGCACGTCGGTCTCGTGGCGCCAGGCCGCCCAAAGGCCGATGAGATCCGAGAACAGTTTGAACAAAAGTGAAGGGTTCAACACAGACCGGAGGTCTGTGCCACAGGGCAAAAATAATTCCTGGCCGCAATGTTTGTAGCCCATGAGCACGGTCGGCACGCGCGGGACAATGTCGTTCTGGTTCACGACGCGAAACGTCTCTTCGTAGAGTGTTTCGTTGTAGAGGTTAGCGAAGGCGCGATTGCCCACACGCGGCTGGCCGAAGGTGTAAACGCCGGCAATTTGGAACCGCTGGCGGTCCAGTTCGAGCGCGAACAGGATGGCCTCGGCTGCGCCTTTGGAATGGCCGGTGATGAACAGTGGCACAGACCTCCTGGTCTGTGTATTGTCTTTGCACAGGTCACAGACCTGTGCCACGAGATCCACCGTGATGCTGTCCACGTCTTCCTCGAAGCCCTGGTGGATCAGGGCGGCCCGGCCGTCGTAGGCGATGAGCGGGACGCGCGGATGTTCGCAGCGGGCTTTGAAATCCTGCAGCCAGTTGCGCAACGACGATGAGCCGCGGAAGGCGACGCAGATACAGTCCCCGTGGTTGATGACGAGCGCCTCCGTGTCCGTCTGCGAATTCCAGACAATCTTCCCGGAGATGTCTTTGTTGCGCAGCGACGATTCGGTCTCGTGATACGCCATCGAACAGCGCTCCGCGCAGGCGCGGGCGTTGCTCCAGGAGAAACCGGGTTGCGTTGGATCGAGGGGGAGCATGGTTAATTCGGCATTGGGAAAGTTTTAGAACGGCGATAGTTGCCAGGCGAAAGTTTTTCCAGCCACCCTTTAGCGGCCCAGCGCATGATGGAATTGGTGGCGAACTTATTATTCGCACCACCTGCGATGCTCAGGGTCGCGGCATTGATCGGCTCGGGCATCTTGCGCGCGACGGCCATCAATGCGATGGTCTCCGCCGACGGTTGCTGGCTGAAATGTCTGGCAATCGCCGAATTCGATGAGGCCGGATTCTTCTCCCTCTCCACCTTTGGGGGAGAGGGCCGGGGTGAGGTGGCGCGTTTAATTGCGATGGTTTCCGGTGCACCAAATAACTCCGTCAAGTCCTGCCGGATTTTGCGCAGCTTCTCTACCCGCGCCTCGGCCTCAAGGATGGAGGCGTCAATCGCCGTCACCGTATTTTTTAAATGCTCATTCATCAGGGCTTGATGACAATCGGCACGGTCGTGCCGGTGGTGGTGGTTGTGCCGTTCGTTCCCGTCGTGGTGATCGTGGTCCCGACCGTCGGCGTGAGCACGCCGGCCAGCGGGAGATTGACGGCTATGCCGACAGCGGAGTTTGTCCAGTAGGGCGCGTTAATTGGGATGTGCATTCCGCCGAGCAGCGTCTGGACCGCGCCCGCGCCGGTCGCAAAGGTTACGGTGCTCGCCGCGCTGCCAAAGAAGCCGCCTTTGCCGCCGACTTCGTAACTCATCACGGTGTCCGGCATGATGACGGTTATTTCGCCGTTCGTTGCGGTCGCGACAAAGATCGGGACGACAGACCCTCCGAGAAAACCGGAGCGGTAGCCGAGCGAGTATTGGCCGGTGACCGGGTCCTGGACGACGCCGAAGGCAATGACTTTGCCTGCCGCCTGGTAGGCGTGCGGCACCTTGCTGGTGTTGGGTGTCCCGCACCCGGCGAACACGAGGGCCGCTGCGGCGAGGATGGAGACGAGAATTTTTGATTTCATAATTTTGTTTGGTTTGGGAACGCCCCGTCTTCGCGGTGAAGCTCCGACGCGGCTCCGATGGAGGAAGGACCGGCGACCGGCCGGAGACGGTCGGGCAGGACCGCGGAGGAACGAGCCGTCCGCCGGCCTTCAAGTTGTTTGAATTCTGCCCGAATCATTTGCGGGCAATCTTAACAGGGCCGCATTGACCGCAGTGGGGATTGGGATTGGGGGTGTGGCATAGACCTCCGGTCTGTGAACCAGCACACAGGTCAGGAGGCCTGTGCCACGTAAAACGGGCGGCCCGCTCCGCCGCAGTGCCGCCCGTGACGGCTACTTAGTCTCTAAAGAGTGACGGGTGTCAAGTGACAAGTGACGGGATCACGGATGGAGTTTGTGCCAGGCTTCGGTCTGCCACCTGATCTCACTCTCTTGCATTGTGTAATCGCCGGGCCATTGGCGTTCGGCATTGGCGCGGATTTGCGCGGCCACGTCGGCGGGCATCTGGCCGGATGGCGCCGGCGCGGGCTGTGTCAGATTGAGGCGATTGCGTCTAAAAAGGAGGCGTTCTTTGAACCTTATTTGCTCATTTTCGCTGCTCAAAGATTTCGGCGACTATCCCCTGACGCCCCGTAAGCGTCAGAAGCATTGATTTTATTGGGTTATTTATGGGTCAAAAATAGTTGAAAATAATTATTGACTACGGCAAGCGATAGCCATATAGTGTGAGTAGTTGAGCGAGGGCCAGTAACCCGAGCCAGCAAAAAAATAAAATGAACAACAAAAATCTAAAAGCGGTAATAACCAGAGGCAACGTCACGGCGGCGGAACTCCATGACCTCCTGTTTGGCGCGGGCGGCGGCAACAAGGAGCAATACCAAAAAGTCTATGTGCTTTGCGACGGCGTTAAACTGACGGAGTTGGACTGGCATCCTGGCCGGTCGAGCGGCACGCACAAAAAAGACGCCAGCGGCGAGTGGGTGGCGGTTGACGACCTGCCGCACGGTGACTGCGTCCTAGTGTGGGAGCATACCGGCCAGCGGACTGCCATTGACCGCGCTCTCGTGCTCCAAGTCCTCGACGACCATGCGGACGGCAAAGCCTCTGCTGCCTGCCGCGAAGTCGAGGGACAAGAGCAGCACGGCTCAACAAAGAGCCTGCCCAAAAGCTGGAGCATCGGCGCGGACGGCGCGACTCTCAACCAGTTTGGCGATGAGGTAAACTAACATGAGCACCAAAAATCCAGCGGCGGTCGCGCTCGGAAAACTCGGCGGCAAAGCCGGAACGGGCGCAGCAAAATCCCGCGCCACCAGCTTTACGAGCGACAGCGCAAAAGCCGCGCTCGCTGCTCGGTGGGCAAAATACCGCGCCGAGAAAGCGAAACAAAATGGCCTATAACTTCAAGGACTTTGACGGGGAATTTCCAGACGATGCCGCCTGTCTGGACTTCATTTTTCGCGCTCGCTTTGCGGGCCACAAATGCGAGTGCGGAAAATCTGATTGCTTCCACCGCCGCGCCAAGCGCCGGGCCTATCAATGCGCTTGGTGCGGTGCGCAGATTTACCCCTGCTCGGGAACGATTTTTGAAAAATCCGAAACGAGTTTGAAATCGTGGTTCTTCGCAATTTTTCTGTTCGCAAAATCTAAAAACGGAGTGGCCGCGAAAGAATTGGAGCGGCAGCTTGGCGTCAGCTACAAGACCGCGCATCGGATGGGCCACAAGATTCGCGAACTCATGGCCGGAAAAGGCAACCCGCTCGCGGGGATTGTTGAAGCCGATGAAACCTACATTGGGGGAAAACGCAGCGGCATGGGTCGCGGCGCGGTTGGCAAGACGCCGGTGATCGGCGTTGTCGAGCGGCGCGGGGAAGTTCGCGCAACCGTCGTCACCAACGCGACGGCAGGAAATGCCATCGGGCATATCCGCAAAAATGTCGAGACGACCGCGCAAATCGTCAGCGACGAATCGCCGATTTACAACTTCACTTCCAAGTTTGGATTCAAGCACGTCCGCGTAAATCACAGCGCGGGGGAATATGTCGTTGGCCGCGCTCACACGAACACCATCGAAGGTTTTTGGGCGCAGTTGAAGCGTTCCATTGACGGAACGCACCACTCTGTCAGCCGGAAGTATTTGCAGAACTACGTTGACGAATTTGCTTTCCGTTACAACCGCCGCTACGACGGCGAGATGTTTTCTTCTTTGATGGCGGGTTTGATGCCAGCCAAAGCAGCCGGAGAAACTTCGATTTAACTTTGTCCATGAATCCAACATATCAATTTTCAAATTCAGTTTTTACGGGGCATGAAGGGATAGTCGCCAAGATTTCTGCACTTTTTTGTTGACGACTCACATGAGTCTGTGTAAATTCGTGCAAACAATACACGGACATGCAAAAGAATGCAAGCAAAATAAATGACAGAGATTATCGGGCGCTCCGGGCAAATCTGATTCACCGTGGTTTCAGCCTGCGCAGTTTTGCGCTTGCATTTCACTACGCGCCGCCAACGGTATATGCCGCAGCGCGCCGGCAACGGGCCGGAAAGCAGACGATGAAGATCCGAAAACACCTGGAGGAAATTGCTTATGCTTAAACGGAGTGAAGCCTTGCAAACGGTGCTGGATGAATGTTTGGAGTGGGCGGGACAGTTGCAGCACGCCCGGCGGGTTGCTTTGTATCGTGGACTCGCAGAACTCTATGGGGACGCGCAGGATGCTGCACGTTTTCATGAATTGGCGGCTGTGGAGGTTCGTGTGGAGTGCCAGCGTCGCCGGTTGCAGTGCCAGCTCAGATTTCCTGAATGGTTCAAGGAGGCTGGCCGATGACCACTTTAAAAAATTTCAACCCCGGCGTGGCGGCATCCCCTTCAACGCCGCCCCCTCCTGCTCATGCGCCGCTGGTTGGAAGTTCCCCAAACTGCTGGCGCGCGGCGCCGTTTATCACCTTATCAGCGCCGCGCGCTTTTCAATTTCCGGCGGCTATTGTCACGGCCGCGAGTGGCCGAGGCGCGCAATCGCCGGGACGCCAAAGAAATTGCGCGCCCCTTTCTAACCCGGCGCGGCGGGGTCACTCGCTCCGCGCATTAACCTCCATCACCCTGACAGATATCCAACGCAAAAAGATGCGCAGCATGACTGGTGTTCAAGCTGCCGATTTTGTGAACAGGCTTTGGGAAAAGGCCAAACGTAAAACGGTGGCGGCGCAGCAGCGCCGCCCTACCAAGGAGGGCAGGCGATGATTCACACCGAGTCAACGGCCTGGGTGGAGCGCGACGGGAAACTGTCGGCGGTTACCAATGCTACCGGCCCGTGCAAGTATTTTGTATCGACGGCGGACCTCGATGCTGTCCGCGCGCTCTTCAAACATTTTGCCGCCGAACTCCAGCGGCCGGTCCTCTTTATCACACGCGAGATTCAAAAACCGGAGGGCGGGCGATGAGCAAGGAACGAAAATGCCGGCGCTGTGGTTGCACTAATTCGACCCCGTGTTTTGACCGGAGCGGAACCTGTTGTTGGGTCGAGCGCGATCTCTGTTCGCACTGTTTGCACGGCGCAGAAATTAAACGCTTCATGCGCGGCGATAAAAACCCCAGTCGAGGCAAGCAATGAACGCCCCGCAAACCATCACTTGGAAGCACGAGGCGCGGCAAAATGCGGATGCTTATAGCCTCACCATCGCCGAACGGCGGGCGGCCGAAGACCGGGCCGCAGGTTACGTCGGCCCGACTGAAGAAATTGTTGTGGAAACTGAGGACGTGCTGGCCGTTGTCCGCTGCCGCCAACGTGGCACAGACCTCCGGTCTGTGAACCAAACTACACAGGTCGGAGACCTGTGCCACAGCTCATGACTATTCGCGCTTATCTCTTCGATATTTCCCGCGCCACCGACGCCGGCACGTTGCACGCCTACCGGGCCGACGCCGTCGAAGACGACACTCTGACTTCGTTTGAAAAGACAGAAGTCTGCGCGGCGATTGACCGCCGGTTCCACGAGTTGAACAAGGCCGCCGCCGGCAAGCAAAAGGCCCGATGGTCATGAATTCAATGGCTGAAACATGTCAGAGCCGACTCACGTCGGCTGCTACGCAACGCAAGATTGTGCTGCCGGGGGAGCTGACGCTTTGCGCGATGACCACCGTGGCCGGCGCGCGGGACCGGTTGCCTGGCCACAATGAGGACGACGTGCTCGCGCTCATCGAGGAGACGGGCGGGTTGACCTGGGCATGGAACATAGGATTGATACCAAGCCGAGGTTCGGCGGCGCGCGAGATTCGAATACTCACGAAGTGCATCGAGCATTTTGTCAGCACCGGCAAAGGGTTGGATTGGACATTTGAGCAGGTTTTAAGGCGGGTTCTGCGCGGCTTTAACAAGCCATTTATCACGGGCACGCGGCTGCAGATCATCATGAATTGCAGCTCGACTCACGTCATCAATTTGATTGTGGACGGTGCGCTGCGCGTCGTGCCGGGAACGAGTTGGAACGAGGGACCGGCGGGCAGTCCGCTGGTGGTGACGGAGAGCTTCGTCCGGTTTTTGGAGGCGCGAAAGATTTTGTGAATCTATTTAAATATACCTCCGACCTATCGCGTGAGGCGGAGCCTTTTACGCGATGATCACGCTCCGCCAACATGTCCAGAATCCGTGCCGCGACATTGTCGAGGGCCGCTTGATAATCCCGACGGTGCGGACGGTGCCCTGTGGCACAGATACGGACTTCGTCGAGATGAGCTTAGAAGAAACCCACAGGTCGGAGACCTGTGCCACGGTGGAGACGGTGGAGGCGGCGAAGCGTTACCTGGCTCGCTCCATTGCGGAGGGGCGCACGACGGTGGCGCCGGCGCAAGATTGGACTTACACCCAGATCACCCGGCTGCGCCGCGGCACACCGGACCGCCCCGTTAAAAGTGACGTTGACGGCGTTCCCAAGCGGCTGGTGAATTTGCTCGGCGACTTTTTGAAAGTGCAGGAGGCGCCGTTCGGGATTGATGATTTCAAGAACTGGCTGGAGCGGTCGGGCATTATTTTGCGGCGCGTGTCGGTGAAGGTTTATCTGAGCCGGTTCTGCGGCGCGGGCCGGCTGATGCAAGTGGTTCGCGGCGTGGGCGGCCGGCTGGCGCAGTATCAGCGTAAAATGCCGGAGGCATCACGCGGTCTAATTTCCGCGCCCGAGGAAACCGACACCACCCGACAGAGCGCAATAAGACGCGAGGTCGCGAGCACTCCGGCGCGGACTAATTTACGTGGCACAGACCTCCGGTCTGTGAACTCACGTGATTCAGAAACGGAGGTGCAACATGGCGCGGCCAATGGCCGGGAAACACAAACACAGACCAGGAGGTCTATGCCACGTGAGGAAAACCGGACGCAAGGCCGCCTACAAAAACAAGACTGCTATCATACTCATAACGGGCCGTCTGCACAAAATCACAGGCGGTCCGTTCCAATTCCCTCCCCCGGAATTTAACCCTCAACCCTCAACTATGAACTCTCAACAATTTATTTACCGCCACTCGAAGTTTCCGCCGACGCTGCAAAACATTTTCCTGCTCGGCCTGGCCGCCGGCGCCGCGCTCGTCGGGATCGTGGTGGTTTTAATTTCTATTTTCTCCTTTGCCCCATGAACACCGAACAATTAGCTAAAGACATCCACGCAATCGCATTCGTCGTCGGCGCGAAACTGATCCAAGCCCAAAAACGGTGTGACGAGGGGATGGATATTCATTCGGAAGAATCCGAAACTCTGGGCAGGGAGGCCCGCGAACTGTTCGGCCTGCAAGATGGTTTTTTGTATGCGGCAAAATTACTGCTCGATGAAGACGACTGGCATCAGTTTGTTTATCGCTGCGGACTAACCCCCCAGATGATTGAAGAGTCAATCGCTCGTGCCAAAGCAAAAATCCCCTCGCTGCCATTATGACAAAACTTCAAAAATTGCCACCCGCGTGGCACGCCGAGGCTTTTGATTTGCTCAAGGCTAACTTCGAGAAAATACACTCGAATTTTTTGAACTCGACGAAGAAAGCCGTCTGGCTCGGAATTTACCTGAACTACATCAAGCAACGCGGCAAAGAGGACGGCAGCATCCCACATGGAGCGTTTGGGCCAACGCTCAAAAAGAACATACCGGAGATCGTCTGGCACGAGGCTAATGTTTACATGCGGCTGGCTCGTGATGTTTGCGAAAAGGGGAAATTCCAAATTGGTGATTTTCACCAATTTGCCCATTGCGGGGATTTACCGGACAGCCTTCTAAAAATCATTGAAGGGAAGACGCAATCGCAGCTTTTCCTGGAGTTCAAGAACGTGGATGCGGATGGCAACCCGCTCAAGCCGGGCTGCGCGCCGGGGAAGGCCCGCAAACTCACCACCGCCGAGGAATGCGCCAAGGCCAGGGAGCAGGCGCTGGAAAATTCCGGGCGCCTGGGCATGGCGGTGGCGGCCTCGAACAAGGATTTCTTTCTGACGGCGGAGAACAGCGACCTGGAAATTAACGCGCAGATTTCGGTTTTGGAGTTCGGGCTGAAGCTGCGCCACAAGTTCATCAAAACCCCGAAGGCGAAGCGCGGCGCCGTGGTCGCGGAAATCGTCTCGCTCATCGCCCAGGAATCACCGCTCAAGGTTTAATATGCAACTCACCACCACCGACAATCATTTTCTGGGATCACTGCCGAAGGATGTGCGCGAGGAGGCGGAAGCCTGGCGCGACGCTTTGCAGGAGGTGACCCGGCCAATCCAAAAGAGTCTCCGCGAAATTGCCCGCCGGTTCGGGGTGAGCGTGAAGACCGCGCAGCGGAAGTATTACGCCTGGATCAATGCCGGGGGAGAATTGCGGGCGCTGGTGAACCGCGCCAAGGTGCCGGACACGGACACGGCGCTGACGCCGGAGTTTGTGCAATGGTTCAAGGCGTTGGCCGAGAAAAACCAGCGCAAGACGCGCCCGGCGCATCGGGCGTTTTTAAAACAATGGCGTGACGGCGCCACCATCCCCGGCCTGGACAACTCTCTGCCGCGCCATTGTCCGCCGCCCGGCGCCGGCTACGACAACATTCAGAAGAAAATCCGCGACGCTTTTGCCACCACGGCCATGCGCAACGGCCTGGGCATGGCCGTGGCAAAGTTCGGCCCGAAGATTTTCTCAACGCGCGCCGGTCTCTGGTATGGCAGCCACCTGATGATTGACGACATGTGGCACGATAACTTTGTCGTGTTCGGCCGCCAGATCGTGCGCGTGCTCGAGCTGGACTGCATGGACGTGTTCAGCGGCTACCTCATCACCTTCGGTTGCAAGCCGCGGTTCCGGCGCGACGACGGCACGTTCGACAATCTCAAGGAAAAGTTCGCACGCCTGATCACGGCCAGCGTGTTTTATCACGAGGGCTATTCGGAACGTGGCACTGAAATCCTGGCCGAGCACGGCACGGCAGCCATCAGCGACCGCATGAAAAAGATTTTGTTCGACCGCAGCGGCGGGAAAATCGTCGTGCGCGAGAGCGGCATCACGGGCGAGGAGCAGGCGGTGATCGGCTGGCGCGGGCAGGGCAAGGGCAACCCGCGCTTCAAGGCGGCGTTGGAAAGCATTCGCAACCTCAAGCACAACGAACTGGCCATGTTGCCGGCGCAGACGGGCAAAGACGTGGAGAGCCGCCCCGAATACACGCACGGGCAGCTCGTCCAGTGCGCGGATGAGCTGAAGGCGATGGCGGTGCTCGCCGCCAGGAATCCGCTGCGCGCGCGCCAGTTGAAACTCAACTTGCTCGATTATCACGCCGATTTTTTGCCGCTGTTAATGGACGTTTACGCGGTGATTAACGCGCGCGATTGGCACGACCTGGAGGGCTGGCACGCCGCCGGGAACGTGGCGGTGGAATATCGCATGTCGCCCACGGCCGGCGACTGGCTGACGGACGGCGAGGTTTCCGAACTGCCGATGGTGTCGCGCGAGCTGCTGCTGCAGACGGCCCAGGCCGATCCGCGCTTTATCCGCCAGCGCAAGCTCTCGCCCGCCGAGGTGCGCGCGCGTGACGGCCGCAACCTGGTCAAGATTCCGCCGTTCGCCGTCTGCGAGCTGCTCGGCGATGATTGCGCGCGCGAGGACATGACGGTGAGGGGCGCTTACTTCAACGAATTTTCCGACCACGAACTGGCGCCGGAGCCGCTGCTCTATGAAAGCGCCGTCATCACGCCGGAAGGGCGTGAGGAGCAATTGCCGGACGGCAAATACACCTGTTTCGTAAACCCGTTCGATCTCAACCAGCTTTTTGTTTGCGACGCGCGCAAGCGTTGCCTGGGCATGGCCCCGCGCGTCGTGCGCGTGGACCGCAACGATCCCGACGCCCTGCGCCGGCAATTCGGCCATCGGGCGCACCGGATAGCCGAACTGCAGAAGCCGTTGATTGCCCGTCACGCGCAGACCGTGCGCGACGAGATGGCCAGATTGGACCACAACGCCGGCGTGCTTGGCCAGACGCCGGAGGAAAAGAAGCACCAGCGCGCCGTGCGCAATTACGACGGCGACGCCGCGGAATTGGCGGAGCAGGAACCGGCTAAAGCCGGGACACCGAACGAGGATGATTTCAGCGCCGAGGCGCTGCTTTAAACCCGCGTAAAACGGCTTCGCCGTCACGCGGCTAAACAAAACAAAAAACGAGAGGAACAATATGGCAGATAAATCGGAGGAAACGACGGCGCTGGAGCGCGTCGCCAGCGACACGGTCCGGGCCAGTTGGAATTTCAGCCTGGACAAGATCCGCGAGGATATCGCGCATTTCAAACCGGACGAGCAGGAGGGGGTGATTGCCTTGTTCCGCTGGTGCACCGATCCGCAGCATCCCATGCGGCGCGATGAGGCCGCGCGCCGGCTGCGCTGCTCGACTGAGTTGCTCTACCAGTTGCTCACCGGCAAGTATCGGAATCCGGACAAGTCGCTCAAGGGGCCATCGCCGGAATTCATGAAAACGTTGCGCGAGTTTCTCGCGCTGGAGGCCAAGCGGTTCAGCGCCGGCGAGACGCAGTTTGTGATGACGCCCACTGCCCGCAAGATTTACACGGCCGTGGAGTTGGCGCGTGAATCGCAGACGCCGGTCATTTTGTCCGGGCCATCGCAGATTGGCAAAACGTGGGCGCTGCGCCACGTGACGGCCAATGAAAATCACGGGCGCACGTTCATGGCCGAGCTGGAGGCCGCGAGCGGCCTGGGCGGGATGATTCGAACCATTGCCGAAGCCTGCCGCGTGGGGAGCGCCGAGCGCAGCAATACGGCCGCGCTGATTGACCGCGTCAAGCACGCCCTCTCGCCCAACACAGTGCTCGTGGTGGATGAAATGCACCTGCTGCGTCACACCTACCGGCTGAACAGTTTCTTCGCTTGCGTGGAGGTCATCCGGCGCATTCACGACTATTGCCGCTGCGGCATGGTGCTGTCGTGGACGAACCTGGCCAATCTGAAAAACGCCAGCCAGGACGAGCTGGTCCAGATCTGGCGCCGCGGCGTCCACAAGGTCGCGCTGCCGGCCATGCCCACGAAGGCCGATCTGGAGGCGATACTGGCGCACAGCAAGATGGGTTTCCCGGACAAGTATCTGGAAATTACCGTTCGGGGCGTCGCGGAAAAGCCTTACGACGTTTTGAGGCAGCTCGCCAAAGAACAGGGACTCAAGGCCATTACGGAGCGGCTGCGCTACGCGCGCAAGCTGGCGAACAAGCAGGACGGCAAGATCGGCTGGCAACATTTCATTGATGCGCACCTGCGCATCGAGAAACAGGCCGTCGCCGAAAGTGAGTGGATTTAACTCATGCCCGCCCCAGCCCCAGCCGTGGATCAGCAGGTCGTTTGGAAAAACGATGAGATGCTCACGTTCGCCGTGTCGCTCGTGCGCCATGCCCTCGATCTGCGCGACCGGGGCACGTTTAAGTTCACCACGGACATCGTGCCAGACACGGATCGCGGCGATGGCCAGGGCATCGCCGGCAGCGTCGTTGAGCTGCTCAAGAATGCGCACGTCATTGAACCGGCTGGGATTGTCTCCAAAGGAACCTTTTACCAGGAGCGGGTGAAATCTGAACGGCCCGAGAGCCGGTCGCGTTGGGTGAACGTTCATCAACTTTGTTCGCGGCTGGCGGCGGAGGAATTCCTGCGCCGCAACCGCGTGCCTTTTCAAACCAAACAACTGGAGTTAACTGCCGCGTGAGGCGAAGCCTTTTACGCGGAACCAACCAAAATATATGACCATGAACCTACCCGACATTCAACGTCTCACCAAACCCTACGCCGACGCCCGCGGCCAACTGGCTGAAGTCGTCACCGAAGTCAAACGCGAGCAGGACGCCATCCTGCGCAAGAAGCTGCCCGTCATCCGCGAGCTGGTGGCCCGCGCCGCCGAACGCGAAGCCAATCTGCGCGCCGGCATCGAAGGCAATCCGGATTTGTTCGTCCAGCCGCGCACCCAGGTCTTCCACGGCGTGAAGGTGGGGCTGCAAAAGGGCAAGGGCGGCATCGAGTTCGACGACGCCGACAAGGTGCTTGAATTGATCCACAAGAACTACGGCGACGAGGCGCTCGGCCTGATCCACGTCGTCGAGACGCCGGACAAGAAAATGCTGGCGGATCTGCCGGTGGAGGAGCTGAAGAAACTCGGATGCACGGTGGTCAACACCGGCGACGAGGTGGTGATCCGCCCGACCGACACAAATGTGGACAAAATCGTCACCGCTCTGCTCAAGGATGCATCGGAAAACGGAAAGTAATGATTATCTCGTTCGCATTGACGGCTAACAGTGAAGTCAGCGAGGGCGGGCCGCTGACTTCCGAATCAACTGGGATGCGAACCCGCCCTTCGCTGGACTGATTTGTTCGACATTATGCCACTCAGAATCACAGTAGAACTGATACCGCATGGCGACGAAAAACGGAAACGCCAACTCGCCAAAGTGGACATCGAAAACGACTGCACCGCATCGCAAAATGGAAACGGCCCAATCGGTAACTACATCGTCCGCGCCGAGGGCGAGCTTGGACAGGCCGGCTACGACCACTTCGCTACAATCCGAATCGAAGGCCTGAAACGTGGAGACTACCTCGACACCGCGATTGAGTGTCTGATGGCGTCAGCAGAAACAATTGTCAGGAGGATGTCCAAATGAGCCGACGCCACGACATCAAGCCCGGTTGGAAGATGACCAACGACCAGCATGGGGCTTATTGGTATTGGGTCAACCGCGTTCATCGTTTGCCTGAATTTCAGACCAAGCCGCAGGCTGAGGTCCGAGAGATGATCCACCTCCGCGCTTTTGGCTGCAACCCCTCGGCCAAAGAAATTGATCACCTGAAAATGTATGATGATTTCAAAGCGGTTTGCCTGGCGCTGACTCAGCCAACTAACTTCGGCGCCCAAATGCGCCAGGCCGAACAGCCTTTGATCCGCCTACGCCACGGCATCCTGGAAAAGTTCTCCGAAGATCGGATTGTTGGTCTGCTTTGCAGCACCCGCTTCAAGCGGCATTCGCTGGCAGATTTGGACGATATGAACGAGAAGGATTTGACCGATCTGCGCAACACGCTCTGCGCCCGCACCGCCGGCGAAGTTGAGGTGCCCGCCGAAGTTACACCAGTCGAACTTGAAGAAATGCCGTTCTGATGCGCCCAAAACAAAATATTTTCCAACGCAAGCAGCAGACATCCCAGGAGCTGCTTGATGATCTGATGGGTTTCATCGCGCGTAAATTTTACGAAGGGCACGCGGTGGAATTTCGTAAAGATTATCGCCGCCTGCTTGAGTGGGTTGTGCTATGGCCTGCGAAGTGGCTGATTGAAAAAGGTGTGTCGCTCCCGGACGACCGCTATCGCGAAATCTTTATGTCCGTTTTCATGGACTCTCTCCGCTTCGGCGACACCGGCAGCATCAAATATCTACCCGCCTGGTTGGCCAAAATTATCCAGTCACACTTTGCAGTTCATGGTGACGAGATTTACGAGTCTGCGAAGTCCATCCGCACCCTCGCCGAGCACGCGTTGCTTTCCGCTGGCAAGGCTCTCCAGGCGCGTCCCGATCCGGTTCGTGAACTGGCAGCGGCGGCCCGCCTGGTGAAGCCAGCCAAGGCCTCCAATAAACCGTCCCAAAAGGAGCAGTTAAGCCTCCTTTAAAGCGATGCAAAATCAGGGACAAACCTATTCAAATATCGCCTGCTCGGGCGTTTTTCGTCCCAAACCAGCCCGACAGGCATCGCCGCTGCATAAGTCTTTGAGTTCCGGCTTGTTCCGGCCTATTCCGGCCTAAACCATTCTTTCCCAAACCGCGCGCGCAGACTCACGAACGCCGCGCTCAGTTT